TTCGCCAAACAATGAGATCTGTTGTACCTGATCTGCATCAGCCTCACGAACCTGGCGAACAATAGCCTCTGCCTGGAAAGCATTGCTAGGATCTGCCTTGGCCAAAACCTCAATAGCTGCGTCTTGGAGACCTTCATCATCTATCAACCGGCCCACAATCGCGCCGTAGTTTGGTGGCACAACTCCATTAACAACTGCGCCAAACGCAGTGTCACTAAGCCCCATCATGTCCCTGGCCTGCCGTACAAGCTCAGAGCGTGGCGGAAGCTCCGATATGCGACTAGGATCTACCCTGAGAACCTTTGCTGCATCTATGGACGTTCCTGTGCCCTCAGCGATATTCTTCATTGCCGCAATCACACGGGCCTCTGGCGGAGTTATTCCGTCTGTCTCACGAAGCTTGTAAGCGAATACCCGGATATCCTGAGAAGGGTCTTGAGAGCGTATGCGCTTTGCTAACCCAAGGCGCTGGTGTCCGTCTGCAATGGCCATCCGACCATCAGCATACTCATAAACAGTAACAGTACCGGCTTTGTATTTGTCCCAAGTTGTAATACCTTGAAGACGCTCAGTCACACCGAACTCATCTCCACCTTCTTTGAACTGGAACGTCTTAGCGTCAACCTCAATATCCATTGGATCAAGATCATAGATAACGCCATCAAGGTTATCTACAGACCTCTGCGCAGCTTGGGGGCTAATCGGAGAGCTAGGCTCTTCCGGCATTCTGGGGATCTCGCCTTGACGTATGGCGGCGCTAGCATCCGAAAGTCTAGCCTCATGCTCAAACTCAGCTTCGATAGTATCCGGAGACTGCAACGGGTTCGATGATTCGATATCGGCCTGATTGTCTAAAGCATCGACTAAAGCTTGATCTTCTGCTGTTAAAGGCTTTTGCATTTTCCCTTTAAGAACATTCCAACCTTTACGTCCTTGTTCTGCCGTCATTCTTATAGCGGCACCGGTAGCAGGCAGAGCCGCGCCAAACGCAGCTTGCATCCCTACATTGCGAAGAAAGTCTTCGTAACTATATTCCATTCCAAGCTCGTCATACCATGCTTTAACATCAAGCTCAGTTATAGCTCCTGCGCCAGCGTTTACGGCCGCGCTTTGTGCTATGTTCTTCCAAAGAGTTTTAGACCAACCTCCAAATGGCATAGTGTAAAGTGTGACAGGATCGCCAAGTGCAGCGCCCATTCCACCTATAAACCTTGCAGAAGCAGGAAGAAATCCAGGATTGTTTCTGGCAAGTTCAACTATTTCAGTTTCTTTGTTTCTAACAAAACTATTCATAGTCTCTTCTAAAAATTGAGCATTTACTTTACCCAGCTCAAGAGGAAGTATGTTTTTATTCTGTTCAATATAAGAATATATTTCTTCTGTTCTTGCTTCGTATCTTGTTGGTGAATTTTCAAAAAGCCAAATTGCAGGATTATCAAACTCTCCTCCCGTTGAATTAAGCTCCTCAATGATTGGAGACCAGATATCAAGCAACGTAAAGTTCTTACTGTTAGAACCAGTGCCGCCGGTGTATATCATAGCGTCAAAAGCGCCGGTTAAATTTTCCGTTAGAGAATTTGGCGTTTCTGTAAGCGCGTCTTCTGGAACAAAATCTAACTTATCAACCTGATCGAAGTTCATTTTTGCGCCTCGATTAACTTCATAATGTCAAATATTATGGGTTTGCGATCATCGTCAGCAACGAATATTGGCCGACCGCTATCTGGATCGCCATATAAAATTGCAAATTCATTTCCGCCCCTAGCAACTACTTTGAACTTGTAGTTCCCCACAACAGGAACAGTTAAAGCTCCGGCTATAGCTTCAGCCCTACCCTGAGATATAACTTGCCCCCCAGACGCGACAGCAAGAGTTTCAGATGTTATTCCATTCAACGCATCTTCAAACATATCCGCCGTTATTTCTGTTGGAACGAAAGTGGGCTGGCCCCGGACTTCTTGAATACCGCCATAATATTCTCCGTTAGAAAATACTTTCCCTCCGATTGCAGAGTCTATGGCATCAAGCCAAATATCCTCATCGAAATCTTCACTTAGCCTCGCGGTATCTGCATATATAGCAGTGGCTACCTCACGCACGATTTTAGCTGTCTTTGGAAGGTATCTAAGAGCCTTGTTTGTTTTTTGGTTGAATGGCAAATCTGTTTTTGCCGGGGTAAAACCAATAGGCTTGAACCCATCATTTAAAGCATCTAGCCCACGAAGGGCAATGTTGGCTGTATGCGTATTGCCATCAGCAACAAGAGCGCCGATTCCTGCAAACTCAGGGGCAGTATTGGATATTTCCGCAAGCATAGCAGGTGCATCTGAACCGCCAGCATCAGTTATAGAACCCATCAAAAACATTTTTGTTTGCCGATCCGCTGTCAAAATAAAGTCGGAAAGCATACTTTTTTCTTGTTCAGTAAAAAATTTAGGTTGGATCATATATTTAGATGCAATTATTTTAGCATCGGTTATTCTTTTTTTAATTGTTGCAGATGTATTTGTTGGATTGAATATATCAATATTTTCAATTGCAATTAAATTATTGTTCGAATCCCTGACCCCAACATTCATGGCAAAAGTTAATGGGTCATTTGCAAGTTGGGTCTCCATGTTGCTCAACATCTTTTCCGCAAGCTTTAATTGTTTTAGCTCAATAGATGTATCAACACCCTCCGCGCGAACTCCTGAGATGTAATCAGCAATCTGCGTTGGGGTATATGCCTGCAATCGAGATCCAAGCTCTCCGGTTTCTAATAAAGTTCCAAGCTCCCCTTCCAAATCTCCACGCAAATTAGGTGGGATTCCAGCGAGTCTTTCCACAAGATTCGCCATGTCTTCAGGATTTACGGCTATTCCTTTGTCAACAATATCCTGGAATGTGCTTACATCGTTTGATAGAGCATCGACCACTGGCTCGAACTCTGCTTTTTCGGCATCAGACGCAGCCTTAATAGCTGTTTTAGCGGCTGTTAGATAAGCTTGGGCAACTTGCAATGTTTCAGCTTCTAGCAAGGTATCAATGCCAGCTCCCCCTAGTCCCTGTATCCCGGACTTGAGAGACTCAACCTCATCATAGAGATCCTCAGCAGTCATAGATCTATATACTGATGCGTTCTCAGCGTTAAACTCTAAGTCTGTAATAGCAAGTCTTGCCGCTGCACCCTGATCTCCAAGGGCATCTGCGCGCTGTTTTAGAGTGGCAATTTGCTTTTCAGAAGGCATGCCGCCCAAAGCGAGAACTCTCTCAAGCTCTGCGACTTCCGATACAACAGCGTTATTCTCACCCCTGGTTACAGCAAGAGCGGAATTATAATCTGCTTTGAGTGATTTTCTGATGCCTTGCGTTTGAGATAACGTCATACCAGGGAGAGGCTGGGTCTCCATGATTGTAAGCATTTCTTGCTTTTCCTCAAGTGAAGCAACATTAAATTCATACACCATCTTTTCTTTGTAAGCGGCATTGTAAACATTCTCAGCAAAAGCGGCGGCATCTTTTTCCGTAGCGCCAAGACCTATCAAAAGTTCTGTTTCAGTAGCAATTTTTTTGTTTATTTCTTCCATCGTCATGCCTGGAAGAATAGCTGATTCTAATATGCTCTTAGATCCGCGCTCTGCTGCATCAGATCTTTTAACAGCCTGTTTCTGAGCCTGCAATTTAACATAATAGTTGGAATACTTTTCAGTCGCAGTGGATGCCGCACCTTGCAAATTGACCTTTAAGACAGAAGATGCTGTTGGATCTATTACCCTAAGAGACTCCGAGTAACCGTCTGTTACGTCTGCAAGCTGTGATTGAATAACTGAAAAGGGAGTTTCATTCTTCTCACCGTCAGTTAAAATACGAGAGATTTCAATTTCAGCAGTGTTTTGTATTTCAGCAACAGCAACGCGACTTCCAAGCTCATACGCCGCACGATCAGCAATGGTAAACGCACCACCCTTTTCATCAATAGCCTCTAGCGTTGAGACCGCACCTTCCTCACGCACCCTTTCTTGGCCTCTTATTTCAGCAGCCCTAGATGCTTCCTTAAAAGCGAACTGAGACATCCGGTCAAGTTGCTGAGAAAGGTTCTGAGAATATCTTGCCTGCTCACGCGTATCAGCAAAATCAATACTACCTGGTTGACGGGTTCTTACACCTAGTCGCTGATATCGTGGGAGCTGTGCCATTCTTTAACCTAACCTATGCTAGTTGACCGGCCATGTAGGCCGCTTCACCAATACTTGCCGCTGCGCTTACGTTTGCACTTAGCTGGGCAGTTCGACCAGCGGACCTGTATATTCCAGCCTGTTGTGTTGCCTCACCTAGAGCGAGAGCAGCGTTGTCCTCAGAGATTGCGAACTCCCTGCTGCCCTCAGACATAGCAAACATCTGCATAGTTGCAGCCGATCCAGATGTAGGATCTACACCACCAGCACCGGCACGGGCAATAATTGCAGACAATGTTTCATTTAGATTTCTCAAAGAATCCGATCCTTGCTGTTTGTAAGCAATCGCCTCAGATCGCCCCTTTAACTCCGCAGCCTGAGCTTGTTGCTCATAGCCTTCCCGTTGAGTGCGACCGACATCCCGTTGAGCGCCTGCTTGTGCAACCTTACTGCCTATAGCTAAAACGGTACTGGCTGTTGAAACTACCGGTCCTATGACTGCCATTGCTTCCATGTTAATTCCCCACGCTTAAACGGTACTCAAGACCGAGAACAATCATTTCCAACGGAACGCTCTGGCTGATAGTGATCTGCCCCGTTCCACTAAAGCCCAGCAATCCGTGCATAGTTTTTATGCCAGTGAAAGGCTCAACCGCAGAATCCAATACATCTTCGCCAAAGTTCCTAAAGGAAACCTGTTTGCCGTTAATGGTCATGTCCTGTGTACTATTGACGATAGCATCAACCTGGATAATCCGCTTCTTAAATCCCTGCACAGATCCAGAAGAAAGCACCGGTTCCGCAGGCATTGTCCTGGCTGTGACTGTATAGTTCAGTCCAACCTGATAGCTAGACGTAGCTGGTGAGGCAAAGGTAATCGTGTATGGGGAAGCCGGGACCACCTGTTCTGGCTCTAGGACGCCATCTCTAATGATCTGGACTGTCTCCCCCTGCAACTGATCCATCGTCACTGAGGAAGCCGCTCCGCCGCTCTTAACGCTATCCAGCGTGAGATCCGGGTCAAACTTCTCGAGCATATAATTATCTGCGCCATTTATGGTGCGCTTAACGATCACATAAACATCTGCAACCTCAACACCGACAGCGATATACTCACCATCTGTAACGAACCGGCTAGGGGCAATAACATTCTGACCGACCAAGATAGAGTAAACCGCCATTGATCCGTCAGTGCCGTTTACCACAAACAAGCGATCCGATTCATCTGTAGACGCAGCCCTACGCGCAGCCATGTCAACCGGACCTTTTAGCAAGTGAGAGCTTAGTGCCGATATGTTCTGGACCTGATAGGACGCAGTGGTGTCACCAAATTGGAACACGTTGATTGATTTACCTTGGCGCTGAATAAAGATCGATGCACCATTCAACTCTTCAATCGGAATGCCAGCCTTAGATCCCAAACGGGTTTGAGGCCGCACAAAGAAATTTGAGGGCGTAATCGGATCATTGCCAGACTGTAATATCACAAACTCGCCGCCGGTAGTGAATATTCTAAAGTCATTGCCAGAGAAGAGATTAACGATAGTATTAAGCTGGTTGGTGTTGATTGTCGCCTCAACGCTCTCATCATCCAATCCAGATCCGGCATTGAAGTCAAAGTAGTTGATTACTCCAGAACCCCAGATAGTATTCGGACGAGACTTAGATCCACCAAAGTACAACCGGCCTTCATGGAATGCAGCAGATCGCGGCCAGCCACGGGTGTTAGACCAAACATCTTCGTACCCATGCTCACTTTCCCAGAAGCCAGCAACGATATCGTCAGTGTCAAAGAAATCAACTTCCGTTACAGCTTTCATAACTGTAGACGATACATACTCAACATATCGAGCGCGGCCAAATGTGCTTGTCACCTGGGCATATTCGCCAACAGCAGAAGGTGCAAATGCTTCAACCTTGTATCCGGTGGTATTGTCGGGAGCAGTGTCCCATGCCGGATAAACAGTCAACACCTTTGTAGAGGCAACGTAATCCTCAACATGGCGGGTCTGACCAGATCCAGTGCCGGAAGTTAATGTTATGAACATCCCGTTTGGCTGATCGTCAGATGTATAGCTTGATGAAGACTTCAGCGTGATTGTAGACGCAGCACCGCCTTGAGCCGTGCCAGTATCAGTCGTAACCGCAGAGGCAGTAATAGTAATATTACCCGTAGAAGCGCTGGGCGTAATCGTGAAGTCAGGCATATGCGTATCGAAAGCATAAGCATACTGAGGAAGGTTTGTGATCGGCAGGTTCTCTAGCGTCCAGCTCGTATCGCTATTGCGCACCAAGCGCTTAGTTTGCAGATCCTCATGGCATAGAATGAGAGTATCAACCGCTTGTGTATAGTTAATCTCATCCAGCATTGCTGTGGTTATGTCTGTCGCCGCAATGTAATCGTTACCGGACCCATTGATGTTAGCCTGCAAGACGCCAGACTTAAAAACATAAATGCGCTGATTAACAAAAACCAAAAGGTAACTATCATCCACGCTAAACTCAAACGGAATTACCTTGAACTCAGTAAAGCTTGAGCCAAAGTCATAGATAAACTTCATACCGTCACGCCGCTTAAACCCGCCTTGCGGCTGGATAATCACGTTAGTGGCTTCCTCAAGAGCATTCTTGTATTGAGCTAGATCGGTTCGAGCGCGAATAAGGGGATCAAGCTCGCCAACCGAGAAGTTCGTTTGGAACTGCATAATCCGCATATTAGTATCTCACATCAATAAGAGAATAATCCTCAATGATCTGCGGCGGCTTGCCACGACTGTCTATGTTCATGGCCTCACGCATCAGCCCACCCCGGTTTGACTCACCAGGAGATCCGTATGCCAAAGCACGGAAGTAATCCGACTTGCTGATCTGATCGGTAATTGTAAACGCTAACTCAGCAGCGAGAGAGGTGCGGAGAAGGCGCACGAAGTAATTAGGCATCTTGCTCTCATCAATCGTGCCTTGGTAGTCGATAAAAACCTTCTCGAAATTTGTGTATAGTTGATCGCCGTAAACTTCCCATCCATACCGGACAGGGTTTTCGCCAATGCCTGCGCTTGTAAATAAGGCCAAAACGCCGGAGAGCATATCCCCTGGCATCTGGTAAGCATACTTCCACTCATCAATAGGGGCAGTAGAGAGGCGGTTCAGCTGCACCTTCTTAACGCTCCAACTCCATTGATAGTTTGATAGCAAGGAATCTCTGAGATCTGGATACAGTCGATCACAAGCCTGAGCCGAGTCAGATCCCTCAGTGAACGAAGATATCGGAGAAGCGCCTAGCAATATTAGTGCATCAGAGCAGATAGAAAGGGATGTATCACCAGCAGCCATAATCGTTCTCCGTAAGGGTGGAGGGAGCCAGCCGGAACCAGCTCCCCCTTTCTTTAGATTACAGCCGTTGTGATAACGCCTGATGTGTTGGTTGCTACAAGCGTTTGACCGCCATCGCTTCCGTATGTGTAGATCCAATCACCAGTAGTGATAAGAGCTTCAACTGCGTTGAAATAGCCAGAGCCAGCGATAGCAGCTTTGTTATCTCCGGAAGATTTGTAGCTATAGATTGCAGGAGCATTGCCGCTTTTAGAAGCGCCAACTGTTGCCCAATTTGCTGTTGCGAATGCCATGTCTTATTCTCCTTATTCAGTGCAAGAAATTTTGACAATGCCTTCGCCGTCGATTGAGACGGAACCAGCAGAGAACATGGAGCTAACCAAGAACGATGTCTTTTCTGGGACATAGTTGACTTCGGTTTTCTGAGCCATCGACTCAGCATAGCCCATGGAATCTTTGTGCCAGGCAAAGCAAGTACGAGTGGACGGCTTGGGAATGCCACCCTCATCGCGGTCGCCCATTGTCAAGATGTTGAAGCCCATGAATGTGTTGATCTCACCTTGGACAAGAGCTTTTACAGAAGCAAAGTCTTGGCTTGTGATTTCAGTTTCACCGAGCAAAGCATCGAGCTGAGAAGCATGCATAAGCAAGTTACGGCCCTCAGAAGGTACGTTCTTCTCGTTCATAGCTTTCGCAGTAGCGCGGAGCTTTTCGATATTCATGTTTGTGCCAGCACCACCGATTGTTGTTGCAACAGTAGATGTGCCAGTAGCGTCGTCCAGAGCATCGATCATGATCTGGTCCATGCGACGAGCAATAGACTTAGATACAACCTGTACCAATTCAGAACGCTCATCAAAGTTGATGTGGGACTGTTGGAAGATGTCTGAGTATTCTGCTGCAATGTAGTCTTCCATTGTCGCAGTTACTTGGCCGTATGTGACGTTAAGTGGAGTAACATCGGTTTGTGGTACGCGGAGCGTAGCAACACCTTTACCGATTGTTGGGAACTTAACAGTATTACCGGCAACGCCGGTGCGGGTCCGCATTGTGCCACGAAGCACAGATTCGGCTTGATACGCTTGTTTGACCTCAGAATCGAAAAGATCAACAAACGCGGTTGAGACGTTAATCGCCATTTGCAAAAACCTCCTTTTGCGTTTCAATTAAACGCTTCCGTTATCCGAGGTTCCGGGCGGTCGCTTGCGCGTTATGGCCGCGCCAACCAGTAGATTACTACATCTAACGGGCCGAGCACGGTTAGCCGTTACAGCTAAAATACACGCAAGCGATATTTATTGCAAGTCTCTATCACTTTTGCTGAGATTGGAACCACTTTTGCTCCATCTGGGTGCGCCAAGCAGCATCGGTTTGCCAGCGAGGATCGGAGATCGCAACCTCAAGATCTTGTCGGCTCATGGTCTCTTGTTGGATCGTAGGCTTGATTGGGATGTTCTCATTCGTAATCGCCTGGTGATACTTCAAGAAAGCATTGATAGCGTCAGCATTGTTGAGAGAATACGCTATCGCTTCACGCTCCGAGTTATTCAGAGGAGCTTTCATCAAGACACGCTCGGTCATTTGGATCTTCTCAGAGGCATTGGCCCCTAGCTTCTCCATCTCCACGCGCTGATCGTATTGTACGCTCTCTTGCTCATCCTTAGACAAGGCAAGTACACGGCCTGCAAGATCCTCGAATGCGCCCTGGCTAATCCCGTTTTCTTTAGCCCAATCCTGATATACGGCGACAGTCGGATCGTCAGAGTCCAAACCCTGATCCGCAAGTGCAGATACATCATACTCTTCCGGTGCCTTATGTTTTCCGGCCTTAAACTTTTTCTCAAGCTCTGCGTAACTCTTTGCAAGCTTTTCAACATCCGGGCCATCCTCATCCCAAAACTTCTCTGGATAATAATCTGGACGCTCTAACGCCTCATCATCCTCACTAGCAGCAACAGGCTCCCCCTGCGGCTCCTCATGTACTGCAACAGGCGCATCCTCTTGTGGAGCATCCGGCTCTGCTACGTTAATCATTGGGGCATCAGCCTCCACTTGTTCTGCCATTGCTTCAGCCATTGTTTGACCTTTCTATTCTTTTCTCAATCATGCGAACCATCTCGGCCATGCCTGTCCTAACATAGCCGAAACTCGCATCTTCTCCTGGAAACCAAGTCGGTTGCTCAATAGTAACACTGCGCAAGTGACTTAGAACACGTTGCCCCTCTGTGCTTTTGAACACCTTGCCGTATAGAACATCTATATCAGCAGCCTTGGGGCTGTCGGTCTTCGCTTGGGTTAAACCTTCCCACCCATCGGGTGAACTCATTGCATAGCCTCCATCGTTGCTCCACCATCATCAGCAGTCGGCGGCCCTTGTTCGGCCATTGCTTGCGCCTGCATCTGTTGCATCATCATTTCTTGCTCTTCCGGTGTGGTGAGCAAGTCTTGCTTGATGTTCATCTTATCGGCAATGAATGCTGTGATCCTTGGGATCGACAGTGCCATCTGACCCTGTGGGCCTAGAGAGTTGGCAATCTGCATAAACTGCACGATATCGTTTACCTCTTGAAGCTTCTGAGCCTGTGCCAAAGGAGCCACCGGCGTTACCTTAACCTCAACGCCATTAACCTTGAGCGGCAAATCAATGTAACCAGCCTGATCCATCACATAGAGGATGCGAGATACCAGCGGCACCATAGTCTCATCAATCAAACGTCCAAAGGCAGAACCAAGGTTAGACGCCAGTTCACGGGATCTCTCAGCGATCTCAGTAGCAGACCGAGCCGACATATTGTCCGGCGGCAAAGTATCGTCCATTAAGACCTTCTTAATGTTCATGCGAAGATCGTTCATTACAATCTGGCTTGTGTTAAAGTCACCAGCACGGGGAAGAGGAGACAAAGACGGACCCTGTGCGCCACCATTCCGGGCAACGCCAATGATTGCACCAGGTTGGATCTTGACGTTCTGTGGATTGAGAACCCCATCGTCAGCGGCAGTATATACGCCAGAGATAGACAGAGATGCGTTCTTGAGAACTAGCTCAACAGTCTTATTAAGCGTCTTGATGTCAGCAATAGCTGTAACCAATGGGCCACGGCCATAGATCTCACCGGCAACCTTCATGTATCGAGCCACGATAAACGGAGAAGACTTCATAGTGCGATATACAAGCTCTTGCCGCTTGGCAGGCCAGATAACATGATAGCAGTAAATGCCTTTCTCATAGTCATAAACCACAGCATCCATCAGGTCGATCTCTTTGGACGGGGATCGTGATATCGCATCAGCCAGCTCTGGCGTGATTTCTGCATCTGGATACTCTTGCGGTATCGCTTCCGCCTTCATGCGGATCTTTCGGTAGACGTTATCTACGTTTCCGAATGACCCTTCCTCAATGGAAACTAAATACTGAGGGATCGGAGTGAAGCGAATAGGCGTAGCCGCGTCACCTGGCGTTACCATCATAACGGCTGTGCCAACGCAGAGATCTAGCAGGAACTCACCCATAGCAAGATCAAAGTTAGTCTGGCGCATAACCTCAAACATACGAGTTGTATATGCGTCTAGTACAGCCTGTGCCTGTGGCGTCTGAGCCTCTGGAATGCCGCTACCGGTCTCCAAGCGACACCATTGCTTCTGAGGTGGGAACAAGCCAGCCTGGATGCGATTAGCAAAGCGCTGTGTCGCAGAGA